ATTAATTATACCAAAAAATCGCTCAGACCTCACGGTCTGGGCGATTTTTCTGTCAGGGGAGTTTTTTTACAGCCCCTCTTATCGTAATACATTCGTAATACAATTGTCAATTCCAGCTTTCTTAAGATTTCTTTCGAATTTCCGAAGAACTCCGGCTACATTCCATATGCATTTCTTTCTATAGGATTTCTGCAAATATTAATGGAAATAATGTGCTCCTATCTTCATCCCAGAACCGCCCTGATCAAAATAAAGACAGTTTCCGATTGGGTTTGATCCGTTCAGCGCATCCACAGCCGCCTGCAGAGCTGTCTGTGAATACCCTTTTGAACTTCTGACTCTGTTCAACCATCCGGTTGCTGCCGGTCCGAACTGTCCGGACTGATAGATAACCGCTTCGATCGAATCCGGATAGCTTCCACTTTTGACACGGTTCATAATAACAGCGCCTACGGCAACCTGCCCCTCATATGGCTGATTACCGGCTTCGCAATAGATGATGGATGCCATTAGTTCCTGATTCGCTCTTACATACGCTTCTCTTGCTTCGCGTTCCGCCTGTTCCCTTGCCGCCTGTTCTGCTTTTTCTCTTGCAATACGTTCTTCCTCTTCTTTTTTTGCTATATTTTCTGCGATCACCTGCTGACTTGCATCTGTCATCTCCTGTGCAGATGCAACGATATTCTGTGATATTGTCTGTACAGCGGTATGCGTATTCACATCTTCCTTTTTTGTCTCTGTGATTGTTGTTACTTCCGGCCGTTCAGAGGCTGCCTGACTGGTAAAACCAGTTGCCATTACTGCACATGCCGAATACAGCACGAACATTGATTTCAGTCTCTTCGCTTTTAACATAATATAAATACCCTCCTGATTTTGTTGCAATGATTTACATTTCTTTTAATAAAGTATATGCATTTTTTGCAACATTATTACAAATATTACAATTTTGTTACGAGCAACGATTGGTATCATATCATGTGTGCAGTGTTTTGTCAACTTTTTTATTTACTTTCTTGCCATGATCCACGTTTTTTTGTATAAAAAAATCCCTCATACAGGACTTTTTCGTCCTATATGAGGGTGTATTCACTCAGCTGATTATTTCAATCTGATTAAACTTTAGCAATATCAATCAGTGTCAGTTTCTGAATGTCTGTATTCTCCAGACTGGTGATCAGTGCTTTTGCTGTATCGATCGCTGTCAGTACATTGACACCTGTCTCGATCGCATTTCTACGGATCACGAATCCGTCTCTTGAGTGATCAGCTCCCTGCGGAGGTGTGTCGATAACCAGGTCAATCTTATGTCCGAGGATCAGATCCATAAGGTTCGGAGATTCCTGCTCAATCTTATTGACTGTCATCGCTTTCACGCCTGCATCTGTCAGGACCTTGGCAGTTCCTTCTGTAGCAAAGATCTTGTAACCGATCTTCTCGAATCTGCGTCCGATCTCTACTGCTTCTTCCTTATCTTCATCACGAACTGTCATAATCATGTTCTTGTGTTTTGGAAGTTTGACTCCGGCACCGATGAATGCTTTATAAAGAGCCTCATCAAATGTCTTGGCAATTCCCAGACACTCTCCGGTAGACTTCATCTCAGGTCCAAGGCTGATATCAGCACCGCGGATCTTCTCAAATGAGAATACCGGCATCTTGATTGCAAAATAATCTGCTTCCGGCTGTAATCCAGGTGTATAACCAAGTTCTTTGATCTTGTGTCCGATGATCACTTTTGTTGCAAGTGGTACGATTGGAATACCTGTTACCTTACTGATATATGGAACCGTACGGCTGGAACGAGGATTAACCTCGATAACATATACATCTTCTCCACATACGATGAACTGAATATTGATCAATCCGATTACGTGTAATGATTTTGCAAGTCTTCTTGTATATTCGGCAATTGTCTCTTTTGTCTTCTGAGAGATGCTCTGTGCAGGATATACAGAAATACTGTCTCCTGAATGGATTCCGGCACGTTCGATATGCTCCATGATACCAGGAATCAGGATATCTTCTCCGTCACATACGGCATCAACCTCGATCTCTTTACCCTGTAAATACTTATCAACCAGGATTGGGTGATCCTGTGCGATACGGTTGATGATTCCGATAAACTCATCAATATCGTGATCGTTGATCGCAATCTGCATTCCCTGTCCGCCAAGTACGTAAGAAGGTCTTACCAGTACCGGATAACCCAGTCTGTTTGCAACTTTCTTCGCTTCTTCTGCTGTAAATACAGTTCCACCTGTCGGTCTTGGGATCTCGCACTGCTCAAGAATCTCATCAAACAGCTCACGGTCTTCGGCTGCATCTACATTTTCAGCAGATGTTCCAAGAATCGGAACGCCCATCTTCATAAGAGATTCTGTCAGCTTGATCGCTGTCTGTCCACCGAACTGTACAACTGCTCCGTCCGGTTTTTCCAGATCTACGATACTTTCTACATCTTCCGGTGTCAGAGGCTCGAAATACAGCTTGTCAGCGATATCGAAGTCTGTACTTACTGTCTCAGGGTTGTTATTTACAATAATCGTCTCGTATCCTTCTTTGGCAAATGCCCATGTACAATGTACAGAACAGAAGTCGAACTCGATACCCTGTCCGATACGGATCGGTCCGGAACCAAGTACCAGTACTTTCTTCTTGCCGGAAGTTTCAACTACTTCATTCTCACTTCCGAATACAGAGTAGTAATATGGTGTCTCTGCTGCGAACTCAGCCGCACAGGTATCAACCATCTTATAAGAAGCTGTGATGCCATTGTCATGACGAAGGTCATGGATCTCACGCTCTGTCTTTCCTGTCAGTTCTGCGATCACATTATCCGGAAACTCTAAGCGTTTTGCTTCTTTTAATGTCTCTGCTGTTAATTCTTCTGTCTTTAATTTCTGTTCCATCTCTACAAGAATTGCGATCTTGTCAATGAACCAGTTGTCAATCTTTGTAATTCTGTGAATGTCTTCGTAGCTGATGCCCTGACGGATTGCTTCTGCGATTTTCCAGATACGACGGTCATCTACAACTTTCAGTTCTTCTAACAGTTCTTCTCCTTTTAAATGAGAGAAGTCATAAGACATAAGGCTGTCTACATGCTGTTCCAGAGAACGGATGGCTTTCATAAGTGCTCCCTCGAAGTTATCACAGATACTCATAACTTCTCCGGTCGCTTTCATCTGTGTTGTCAGTGTACGTTTCGCACTGATGAACTTATCAAATGGAAGTCTCGGGATCTTTACAACACAGTAGTCAAGCATAGGCTCGAAACTTGCGTATGTCTTCTTTGTTACTGCGTTCTTGATCTCGTCCAGTGTATATCCAAGAGCGATCTTTGCTGCAACCTTGGCAATCGGATATCCTGTTGCCTTAGATGCAAGTGCAGAAGAACGGCTTACACGAGGGTTAACCTCGATTACACAGTACTCAAATGAATCTGGATTCAGCGCATACTGTACGTTACATCCACCAGTGATATTTAACTCACTGATAATATTAAGAGCAGATGTACGGAGCATCTGGTACTCTTTATCGCTCAGTGTCTGAGAAGGTGCTACTACGATACTGTCTCCGGTATGTACACCTACAGGGTCCAGGTTTTCCATATTACATACGGTAATGCAGTTACCATTGCTGTCACGCATTACTTCGTACTCGATCTCTTTCCATCCTGCGATGCAACGTTCTACCAGAACTTCCCCAACACGTGAAAGACGAAGTCCGTTTTCCAGGATCTCTACGAGTTCTGTTCTGTTATCCGCGATTCCGCCGCCGCTTCCACCAAGTGTGTAAGCCGGACGAAGTACAACCGGATATCCGATACTTTCAGCAAATTCGATACCAGCCTGTACATCCTTTACGACTTTAGAAGCTGCACAAGGTTCGCCGATTTTTTCCATTGTCATCTTGAATTCCAGACGGTCTTCGGCCTTTTTGATCGTCTCAGAAGTAGTACCGATCAGACGTACGTTGTTTCTTTCAAGGAATCCATTCTCATCCAGCTCCATAGCCAGATTCAGTGCTGCCTGTCCACCCAGTGTAGGAAGGACACTGTCTGGTTTTTCCTTTAAGATCAGCTGTTCTACCACCTCAACTGTCAGAGGCTCGATGTATACGCGGTCTGCGATATCTTTATCTGTCATGATCGTAGCCGGGTTAGAGTTCAAAAGGACTACTTCCAGACCTTCTTCTTTTAATGAACGGCAGGCCTGTGTACCTGCATAGTCAAACTCCGCTGCCTGTCCAATGATAATAGGGCCAGAGCCAATTACTAATACTTTCTTAATATCTTTAATTCTAGGCATTATTTTGCTCCTTTCATCATATCCATAAATCTATCAAACAGGTATCCGGAATCCTGTGGTCCAGGACAAGCCTCCGGGTGGAACTGAACTGTGAAAATATTCTTTCCTTCGTATGCAAGTCCTTCGTTGGTTCCGTCATTTACATTGATAAATGCTTCTTTTGCGATAGCCGGATCAATGGTTGTACCATCAACTGCATAACCATGGTTCTGTGAAGAAATGTATACTCTGTTATTTGTCAGATCCTTCACCGGATGATTACCGCCGCGGTGTCCATATTTCAACTTATAAGTCTTTGCACCATTTGCAAGTGCCATAAGCTGATGTCCGAGACAAATTGCAAAAATAGGAATATCAGTATTGTATAACTTCTTGATCTCTTCGATAATAGATACGCATGTTTCCGGATCTCCAGGCCCGTTAGACAACATAATGCCGTCCGGATTAGCAGCAATGATTTCTTCTGCTTTTGTTCCTGCCGGATAAACTGTAACTTCACAGCCGCGTTCATTTAAAGACTTGGCAATGTTCTTCTTTGCACCGAAGTCCATAAGAGCAACCTTCGGTCCATTGCCTTCTAAGACATATTTTTCATCACATGTTACTTTTGATACCACATCACCAACTGTATATGCCTTCAGTTTTGGGAGAATCTCATCTAAGTTGTAATTCTCGTTCGTGGTGATCATTCCGTTCATGGTTCCCTTTTCACGAAGAATCTTCGTAAGGGCACGTGTATCAATTCCTGCAATTCCTGGAATATCCTGTTCTTTCAGGAAATCCTGAAGTGTTCCTTCACAACGGAAGTTGCTTGGCATTCTGGAAAGTTCTCTTACGATATATCCATCCGGCCATGCCTTCCTTGACTCCATATCCGGTGTGATGCCATAATTTCCAATCAATGGATAGGTCATTACTACGGCCTGTCCCGCATAAGAAGGGTCGGTTAATACCTCCAGATAACCTGTCATTGAAGTATTAAACACTATCTCACTAATCATGTCTTTTGTCGAACCGATACTGGTTCCGGTAAAGACAGTCCCGTCTTCTAATATAAGAAATGCTTTCATATATTCACCTTTTCCCTTCTGTGTTTCTTTTTCTTTTTTATGAAGCCATTCCGCCGTCCCTCAGGTATATTCCTATATTTGGGCAAAAAAAATTCGTTGTAACAAGGAATTTTTTCTTAAAAATATAGAACAAAAGGCAGTTTGTGCAAGCACAAAACTGCCCTGTTTTGATCCATCGGTACCAGACAATTTATGTCTTCACAAATTGTAAAAATTATACTACATAATCCGAGGATTTTCAACGGATATTTTTGTTTTTTTATGAATACTGCCAAAATATTACAATCTTGTGTAATCTCGGGTCATCGATGTACTGGTACTTCACCTGCGATACTCCATAGTAATCCGCCAGATTCTGCACTGCTTTTGCAAGTTCTTTCTGGAAAATGTCATCGTGCGCCTGACTGTAGACGAATGTATCTGCGAATTTAAAAATTGTAGCACTTTCCTTCGCCCAGATAGCCTGGTTCATGGCTTCCAGTACCTTCTTGGCATCATACTGTGTGTAATACATTCCGTTTGCCACGTAATAATTGCAATCCATCTTGCTGCACTCTGGCATCTGTGTATCCTTATCCAGAATATGTGTCTGATATAACTGCGTATCATCACAGCACAGATAATCATAGCTGATATTTGCCTTATTACCAGAAGCCTCTGCATCTTGACCTGAATTTTGCTCTGCATCCCGGGATGTATCTTCTCCTTCTTCCTGTTGGAACACCGGATCTCCCCAGGTTGTGTCGACATAATAATAATCGCCGTTACATTTCACCAGATTCCACGCATGGTTTCCGCCTTCCGTCGTCTTTCCCGTCACATAAGTACAGAACACGCCAAGCCGTTCCAACAAATACTGCGTTGCTTTCGAATATCCAGCACATACAGATTTCTGATTGACAAATACGCTGTAGATGTTCTGATTATCCGGCGCGCTCTCATCATACTCTACTTCATCTACGATTTTTTCATATACATAGAGAATTTTGTGATAGTCATCTGCATCGGCATCCAGATCTGCCAGCCACTTCTCTGCCGCCTGCATAATCGCGGTCTGCATCTTCTGGCTTTCTTCTGCTGTGTAAAAATATTTCGGTTTCAGGACGGTATAACTTTCTGTTCCTTTATAAGTCGTAACCGTTGCTGTCCCGTCACACCAGAAGATGTCTGGCTGATCCTTCATCAGCTTCTGAAAAATCTGATTTGTCTCATCTACATCCGCGTTATGTACATAAATTTCCTCCGTGTGGTTTCTGACACCTTCCAGAATTTCCTGATAGACCTGCCTTTGTTCAGTCGGCAACTGCTGATAATAATATTTCTCCGTGTTCTCTTCTTCCGTTATGGATACTTTCTGATAAGGAATATCTTGTTTTTTATTTGAACCAAATTGTTCAAGTTCCAGGTATCCGCCCCTTTCTGCTGCTGCGGTTCCAAGAAAGAGAATGCATGTCAGAATCAGGATGATTAATTTCTTTTTTCTTCTTTTTCTATATATCCGTAAACACCTTCTTTTCATGCTCTGTTCTACGCTCCTGTTTCTGTTATTTTTAAGATGTTCCATACTTTGTGTAACAATCTGTCTCTTTTATTCCCTGTATCTTCACATTTTTCTTATTTTTGCATACTCTGTCAGTAACAGAGTCTTAAAAGAGGTCCTATTTTATGAACGGAACGACTCCAACCACTCAGGATACTCCCGACAAAGGCCGTCTGCAGATTAATCTCGTATCTGACATCTCTGCCTATCCGATTCAGGGGGCTCAGATTTCCATCTTCTACACGGGTGTTCCAGAAGCTCAGTTAGAACAACTTACTACCGACAGTTCCGGGCAGACCGATACGATTGATCTTGCGGCACCACCGTTAGAATACAGCCTGAATCCAGAAAATGAAGTCCAGCCATATTCCGAATATACCATGCAGATCACCGCCGAAGGCTTCGAGTCGGTCAGTATTGCCGGTGCTGAAATTCTCGCCGATGTCACTGCCATTCAGAATGTCAGCATGAAACCAATCGACACTCCCGAAGACGAGGAAACCGTATTCGTCATTCCGGCTCATACATTATATGCCACCTATCCGCCTAAGATTCCCGAAGACGAGATCCAGCCGACCTTCGAATCCGGAGAGATTGTCTTAAGCCGCGTCGTGGTCCCGGAATACATCGTAGTTCATGATGGAAGTCCACGCGACTCCACTGCCAAAAACTATTATGTGAAGTATAAGGATTATATCAAAAATGTAGCTTCCAGTGAAATCTATGCGACCTGGCCGGAGGATACCATCCGGGCAAACGTACTGGCAATCATGTCTTTTACTCTGAACCGGGTATATACAGAATTTTACCGGAACCGCGGATATGATTTTACGATCACTTCTTCAACCGCATTTGATCACAAATGGATTCCGGAACGGAATATCTATGATACGATCTCTGTGATAGTGGATGAATTGTTTGCCGATTATCTTTCCAGACCGAATGTCAAGCAGCCGATACTGACGCAGTATTGTGACGGACGGCAGGTACAATGTCCGAATTGGATGACCTTTTTGCTATAACCTATAAAGTGGATTTTTACCTATTTATATGCTACATTTTAGCAAAAATCATCTAAACTGAATAGCCTCGATTCTAAGTTCCTGTCCTACAGTTCCAAGAGTAGCTACTCCATCGGCTCTTGTCCAGTCTGTCCATCCACTACCCTGTACATGAACACGATACTGGAAGTCACCCTCAAAACATAAGCATTCGATGCGTAACTCCTGGCCTACAGTACCGATGATCGTGTCTTTAGTGATCTCACCATAATCTACCCAACCTTTACTCTGGATGTGAGCTTTTGCTTTAATCGTTTTTCCGTATGGATTAATCCGGAGTGCTTCCAGGCGTAATGCATGGCCGGTGATACCGATCACATTCTCTGCGGCTTTTGGTGATAACCATCCCTTACTCTGTACGTGCGGTTCGACGGAGAACATGGATTTCTTAATCTCCAGTGCTTCCATCTGCAGTCCTTTTCCGGTCGTACCAGCCCACTCTCCGTTGTTGGCCCATTCTGACCAGCCAATACTCTTCTGGTGGACTCTGTACAGGTAGAAAGATTCCTTTCCGGTGATCCGGATTGCTTCCAGTCTTCTGTTCTGTCCGGTGGTTCCGATCAGAGTGTCCTTGTTGATGTTCTTGTATTCTTTGTTTCCGATCCCTTTCATATGGACAACAACATTTGTTTCTCCGACCGGCTTAATATGAAGTGCTTCAATCCTACGGTTCTGACCGGTAGAGCCTACCATCAAACCATCGGACTGCCAGTTGCCCCATCCAATGCCTCTCATGTGAGCCTGGTATGAAATTGTACCGAACTTATCGGTCTTGTTCTGGAATGCTCCACCGGACTTGATCTCTCCATCGACAGGTTCTGTCTTCTTGGCTGATGCTACTGGTGCTGCAGACGAGATGCCGAAAGCTTTAAGGATTCCTCTTGCCAAGTCATCGATCTTGGAATTGAATTTGTTGAGATCTGTTTTGTTTGTAATGAATCCATTTTCCAGCAACCGGTAGCTGTAACCTTTTGCGGAGGCACGATTGACGTTGGCAAGATGCGCTCTGCCTACAACCTTGTTGGCTCTTCCAGGGAAGAATGTTCCGATGAAGTTGGCGAGTGCTGTATCATACTGATCAGGATTGTATCCTTCTTTAATGATTACGTGCCCACCTTTTGCCATCGATACTCCGCTGTCCATATGCAGTTCCAGAATCTGATAGCTTTTTGGAATATTGAGTGAGTTAATACCTTTATCGGCATACCAGTTCCGGCTTGTATCTCCAAGAGTAACATTACTTCCTCCGTATGCTACAATTCGTCTTGCGAGTGCACGGACTCTCTCTGCTTCGGTGTAACCGTATCCAACAGCTCCACTGTCACCAGCCCCGTGACCGGCTATTAAAAATAAATGTGCCATAATTGCTCCTTTCTGTGCGACGTCGCACACAATATATAATATGTTAGAGGACGATTATTCGCCCTCTGAATCCTCTTCCGTGTCTTTGTCCCTTAACTGTATTAATACATCTCTTAGCTTGTCCGGAATCGGTACAAACACCGCCGCGTTTTCCAATAAACTCAATGCCTCATTGCAAATATAGAACATGATTACAACTTCTCTTAACGGGATTGTATTCCCGATTAATTCTTGGATGGAAAAAGACACGGCAATTACAATAAACATTACAATCTTTTTCAGCAATCCCTTGAACCCAGTTTCCGATGACAGCTTTTTTGTATAAATACCTTTGATTACTCCCGTTATGTAATCTACCACTGCCAGGAACACGATCGTCTTTAAAAGCACGTCCCATCCACCAAGCCAGTATGACAGGACGCCTCCGATCAGACCGAACACTACACTGATCCAATTAAAAATTTTATCCATTTTCTTCATATACCTCACTCTTTCTTATTTTTTGTATAAAAATAAGACCTTACGGTCTTGCTCTGATTTCCATGTGCTTTCCTTGCATTATCCCTCCTTTAATGTTCCTGTTCCATCATTGTAGATATATTTCTTTCGTACTTTGTCGTACAGGCACGGAGTCCCATCCGATTTCTTAACCGGGATCATGTCAGCTACCAAGGTATCCCCGGAATAGATCTGTGCATAGTAGATCTTGCCCACTACACCTGTTCCGGCTGGTGTGCTGTTCTTACTCATATTTCCAAGATAATACGGACTGCTAAGCTTGAACGAATCTATCGCATCGGTAGCTACGATTGTGTCTCCAACCTTGCAACTTGCATTTGTTTGCTCGATAATCCAATCATTCGCCCAGAATGGTGCATTTTTAGCGGCGCTGGATACTGTACCACGGACTACGTAGATATTATCTGTACAGCTGTAGCCGATTTTATAATTATCGTCACGTGCCCCAGCAATGTATGTAGTTCCACTTTGTAAGTTCCATTTTGCTTTCGTGTTGGTATTTTCGTCTGGTAAGATTTCTGTGTCAAAATAGCAATTACCATCCAAGCTCAGACTTGTAAGTTCCGTGTGGTCTACCGCTGTACTTGCATTAACCGTAACGTTGCACTGTGCTGTGTATCCACCATCCGCGGTAGTTACGGTTACGACTGCGGAACCAGCTGTCTTGGCTGTAACCTTGCCACCAGATACAGATACATTGCTGCTGTTTGCACTCCATGTAACCGACTTATTAGTTGCATTGCCCGGTGACACCGTAGCTGTAAGCTGTGCAGAATCTCCAGCATCCAGCGTTAATGTCGTCTGGTCGAGCTTAACACCTGTGACCGCTACAATCTCTGGTGCTTCGGACGCTGTAATAGAGCCAATGCCCTGATACTGTAATGCCTGGTCGATTACTGGACAGTAGAATGTACGATACCATGTTTCGTTCGGATGCACACCGTCACCTTTCTTACTGTTTGGGTTGTAGGTATATTTGCCTTTATTCACCGATGTCATAGCGATTTGTGAGTATACACGCATGTCCAGATATGGCATGTTCCACTTCTTACAGATTTCAATTGCTTTTGAATAAATACTGTCCACGTAAGAGTTGTCTTTTGCGAAGCTGTGTGGAATAATATATAATTTAACCGCCAGAGGATACCTGTCCATGATATGCTGCAGTGCGCTTTCTAACGCTCCACAAAATGTTCTCGTATTGTATGAAGCATCATAATTAGTCTCAATCGATCCGATAGGAAGTCCATTATTCTTATCGTTCACGCCACCATTCAGAATAATCGCATCCGCAGCACCTGTGTACGATGTAATCTGATCAACAATCGGGGTATGTGCCGGATTGGATGTTACTGCCATATTCGCACCAGACTCTGCCTTATTAATCCACACAGCATCCGTATACTTTTCTTTTAATGGCTGGATGATTCCTGTTCCCTCTTTCCATCCCCAGCCAGCTAATATACTGTCGCCAAATACTACAATTGTCTTGCCTTTATACGGATTGGTGAGTGTCTCATCAATCTCAACTGGATGCTCTGTAAGATATGTGTTTACATACTCCTGCATTGCTTCCTTTGTTGCAATCTTTTCAACCTCGCGCATACGATTCAACAACTGCGTAATGATATCCGGATTTCGTTCCACCACCTCGTCTGTGGCTTCCAGCCCTTCCAGTACGGTACCTTCTGTAAGGGTGGTATTCCATTCCGGAATTGTTCCATCTCCCTTTTTGGCGCATACAATGAACTTAATCTGTCCCTTATATGCAACCACATCCGGATCGATCAGCCACGAAAATGTAATATAGTCGCCATCTGTCCGTATGTCCTCTACCAAGTACGGATATTTATCTCCGTTGGCATTTTGATAGTTAATGTACAAATGCATGGTAGACAGATCTATGTTATCCCCTACGACTTTCGGACACCGGAAATGTTTTCTTTCAGTGTTTCCGTCATGTGATACACCAAAGATTTTTTCCGTCTCTGGTACCGTGATTGTACGGGTTTCCGGATTGATCAGAAATATGTCATTCACCGGTTCGGCTCCGGACGCCTCTAATGCTTCTTCTAATGTCATGACTGCCTCACCTCCACTTCATTTGTCGTAATCCTGTATCCGTCTTTCACGCCGACCAGGTATACCTTCCAACGTTTATATTCTGTTATTTCATCTGGTACGGCGCATTTGCCGTTCACAATCGGTACAGGATATTCTTTGTCGTATCTTGAAAAGACGGCTGCCTTCCTGCAACCGTCCCATTCCGAATCGAAGTTATATTCCGTATACAGATACCCTTTTGTTCCGGCCACAATACCAGAGAAATCTCCGTCTTTGCTGAGGTTCTGGCCGGTCACCTTAAACTGTAATATTCTCATTTAGACCCCCTTTGGAAGTGCACACCAATTAATAAACATTGATACGCTTGAACTATACCCATTAACAGTTCGTATTGTCATTCCAGTCGTAGATACATCTTTAACCTGCACTGCAAAAGTTTTGGTGTTTTGTGAGCCACCAGATAACGTTAATAGTACGAACGGTGCTTTCGAAAATGTTTTGCCGAATTTCACAGAAGTATCTTTGTAAGAATTTGCCCTGGTTTCGATGATTGGTGTGGTTCCGTAGACCGGTAATTTAGCAGCCAACTCCTTATTTGTCGTAGCGATCTCTAATTTCTTTGTCACTTCCACAATATTAATTCCATCGAGATGTACTTCAAATGCCGGGCAATCATCCACAAGATCTCCTTTTTGCAAGTCTCCTTGCGTATACTCCGGAACTACCGGATTACTCTCTGCCGGAGATCCCATTATCACAACCCATTCATTTTTCTCTGTGTTATCCTTTTCGTTTCTTGTATACCGGTTAACAATCAGATCTATCCTCTTCATTCCCTGCGATCCATTTGTAAGTTCCACCTCATCATAAGTTCCGATTTTTACAGAAGACACATTCCCATGATGGCACATCATTCCGCTTCGGATCTTGAGAGAATTGTTGGATACCAGCTCCGGTTCCAGATTTTCTCCTGACGGTAATATACAACTATCATCACCAATGATTCCTTCTATGATCTGCCGGAACTGCTGGCTCGTAACATGTGGTTTTCCTGTTCTTCCACTAACTATTTCCATTATCGCTCTCTCCTTCCAATTCGTATTCTTTAGACTCTACTCTATTTGTAACACTATAAATAATATTGGCTACTGGACGACTGGAATACATCCCTGTAAGATAATCCCGGCCACCAACAATATCTCCAATGCCCACATCAATACCAAGCTTTGCTATGTCCATACCAAAAATCTTTTTGCTACATAGTTCTTGCAATTTCTTTGTGCTTTGGCTCTCTAATTCATCCGTTTCTGTTGATGTATTTTCATATACCTGAGTGATTTCAGCCAATCCCTTATAATATTGTGCTTTCTTGAATGAACCATTTGGCCATACATACAAGTGCAATACATTTCTATCCTTCAGCTCACCTTTTCCGGTCACGATCAAGTGATTTACTCCATTTCTTTTATCTTCCATCGTGTAATTAAGTCCACAATCCTTAGACAGCTCAATCTCATCAGAATAGTCCGCAATCGGTACTGCTTCGATCAAAATATATCCCGGGATTCCTTGTTCACGCTTATGCCGAATACTCAATCTATATCCAACAGATTTCAGCATCTTTGTAATTCCTTCCAGTAATGTACAATAACGATCGAACTGATAATTACTTACTGTAATGCCAGTGTCTGCACCAGACACAACATACAATCCGCCAAATTCCGGTTCTATCAGTTTCTTAAGAATTGCATTTAACTCCCCGGACACCACCCTGTAATCACTTCCGGATGGCGGCTCTATCACTTTCATTTCCATACGTCCGCGCCATGTGTAACCTTTTAGTTCCACATAGTCCAAAGATGTGTCCGTCAGTACATCTTCGATAATTCCGCCATATTCTGTATCCGGTACGTACACGAGATTGCTAAAAGTCATATCTTTCGTCCAATTACATCGCGCAATCTTAACAGAGAACTCTCGATCGCTATTTGCATCAAATGTACAATTTGCATCCAGTAACGGATTCGTTCCTATCTCCTTATTTCTTGTCGCCAAGATTACCATGCTGCCTCCTTCCTCTTCAGGAAAACATACAGATCTATCCCAAAGTCTCCACTCCAACTTACAGATATCAACCCCGACGGGATTTTTTCGAACACAGAATAATCATATCCTCTGGCATCGAATAAATTTACTGTCGCGCCATTCGAGAGATATTTTGTAATCGTTTGTTCCATACTGTTGATGATCAAATATTCATTATTCTCCAAAGTCGTAAGTACTTCATATGGATATCCGTTAATCAGCACTTTTGGATTCACGCATGGTCCATATATAATCATTTCAAATTCAGATGGTATGATATGATTAATTTCAAATTCTGCAGATCCTCTTTTCTCATTCATAAAATCAAACGGAAAATCGTAATCAAAATCTAAGCCGCTATCTGCTGCTATTTCTTCTTGTGAGAAAAATCTTTTGTTTAAAACAGTAATCCAAGATAGTTCCGGAGCAACAAATTTCAGCTCCACTTCCGTATATACGTATCCTTTCCACCCGGTCTTTTTTGTCTCGTAAATCTGACACGGAAGAAAAGTATCATTTACATACAATTGGCCATAATTTCCTGTTTCAGAATCTACGGATATTATTTTGTATAACGTCTCCATGTTTTGTACAAATTCATTTCTCTTTCCAACAACATCTATTGTTATTGTCTTCTCATACCCGCCATCTTTCTCTTCCCAGGTACTGTCAAACCAGTCTGCCTCAACAGTACGAAAAGGTGCCTTGGTAAGCCAAAGCACCTCCCCTCTGCTATTTTTGTAATATGCTTTTACCATACCGGTACTGCTCCTTTCGGTAACGGTTCATCAATTCTCTTTGTTCCAAGATAAATCGGACGCTTAGATAATTTATCTGCAGCTTTCATCTGGATTCTTTCTAATCGGTCGTAATCGATATCTTTACCTCCGTCAAATCCCGGATAGCTTTTCACTCTTCCAACCGTCTTATCTACAGTTCTCGCCGATAATGCAAGATCTACGGATTTCTGTAATCCAGATACCGCTCTCTGTACTCCTACATTCATGGACTTGAGCGGAATGTTCTTCTCAAATCCAATTCCCATACCAAGAGCCATCATCTTACCCACCTGATCACGGAATACTCGAGATGGTGAATGAATTCCCAGTGCGCTCTTAGCTGCGTCCAATGCGCTTTTAGCTGCACTCTTGGCTGCTTTTACAATAACTCCTCCAGCATTTGCCAATCCACTTGCAATACCCTTTACGATATTCATTCCAACACTGCCCCAGTTCACACTGGTAAATGCATTCCTGATCTGGCTTACCATACTTGGGATCTTTCCGATCAGGGCCGGTATTCCTCTCACCAGACCAACAGCAAGCTTACTTACGATCTGTACTCCGGCAGTCAGGATTTTAGGAAGATTTGTTATAATTGTCGATGCAAGCTTTCCTATGATAATCGGTGCTTTGGCTGCCACTATCGGAATCGAATTGGCAATTCCGCTTGCAAGACCTTTCATTAACTTAAGACCAGACTGTATCAGCTTTGGCAGATTGCCCGCTAAAGAGCTTACCAGCGTCATAATCATCCGCACTGCACAAGGAATTAACTGCGGTAGTTGTGCTCCTAAGCTTCCTGCTAATGTAGATATGATACTCACTCCGGCACTGACTAATGCCGGCAGATTCACCGTAATTGCATTTAGGATTCCCATGATCAGCGTTGCACCCTGAGCAACCAATCCAGGTAATGCTGCAGTAATTCCATTTGTGAAATTCGTGATTACTTCCGGTCCTTTTGTCTGCACAAGCAATAACAGCTGATCAATCTGTGTACCGAACTGACTGTAGATCAATCCCATACCGGCAACGATGATTGCTGCTCCTGCACCAATATTGATCAACTTGAAAAATGTTGGCGCAAAGGACGCTACTCTTGATAAAATCGGTGTAAACGCATCTCCGATAAAGCCGGCGTATTCGGATATCTTTGTTCCGACTTTTCCCAGAACTTTGGAAATCTTCGCTGAAACGGCTGACATCTTCGTGCCAAGCTCTGCAAACTTTTCTGCTACCCCCGGGAACTTTTCAGCCAGTTTTGGACCGATTTGTCCAAAAGCTCCACCAATCTTTTTAACAGTATTTGTTACAGCTCCGGTGATTTTTCCTCCCGGTCCATTCGCCCAGGACTCAGCCATAAATCCGCCAAGATCTTTCAGACGAGGAGCTATTTTCTCCCCAAGATCCTGGAACGGAAGCGCAATACTTTCGCCGAGATATTTGAACTCACCACCTATCTTTTTAAACGTGGCACTGGCACTCTTTGCCCCTTTAGGTACTTTTCCTATAGATGTGACAACTCCATCAACAATGTCGTTAAATCCATCAGTTGCAGTTTTTACATTTTCAATTCCTTTTCCAAATATGGACAACGCCGGAGCTGATCCGGCAATTACAACTGCCATCTTTCCAAGATTTAACAGTTGATCACTGTTCATCCCCTTTAGCTCATTGGCTAATTTGGAAATACTATCAGTAAAACCTTTTACTTGTGGAACAGCGCCGCCGATTTTCCCGGCAAGTGCGCTAACAACATCCATCCCCGTTTTTCCTAATCTTGGGATGATCTGTCCTAAATTTTTAAAGATATTCTGCGCTGCAGTCCAGAATGTCTCTACAAGGTCATTTGCACTTATAATTCCAGCTTCAAAGTTTTCCCAAGCTGCTTTGGCAGAATTCACAGAACCTTCAATTGTAGTCGCTGCTTCTTTCGAAGTAGTCCCAGTGATTCCCATCTGCTTTTGGACAACACTAATAGCATTTACAATATTTCCGAAGGACAAGCTGCTTGCATCGACTGTAACACCAAGTTCTTTCTGAACATCAGTCATCTTTGACGCATCAGAAATGAGACGTTTCATCTCTTCCTGAGTACCGCCATACCCAAGCTTTAAGTTATCTAGCATGGTGTAATTCTGTTTTGCAAAACCCTGATAAGCATTCTGGATGTCACGCATATTCGTGCCCATCTTATTTGCGTTATCAGACATATCCACAATAGCCCGATCTGCGTAAGATGCCGCTTTCGCAGTATCTCCTCCTAGGCTCTGCAACAATGATGCTGAAAAGCTTGTCACTGTTTCCATGTAATTGTTTGCGGACATTCCCGCAGTCTTGTATGCTTTATTTGCGTTTGCTATGACCGTATTCGCACTGTCCTTGAATAGAGTCTCTACACCACCTACCTGTTGCTCCATGTTGGCAACTACACCGAGTGACGATTTTATAATCGCTGCAGCTCCGGTTCCGACTGCAGCGATTGCTCCAGTCATTGCCTTACTGACTATTGATAGTCCTGATTTGCCAAGACTACCAAGTTTACTTATACCGTCATTAAATCCCTTTTCATTTATCTTGGTATCAAAATTTAAATAGCCGTCTGCCATACTATCATCCTTTCTGATAGCACGGCTCAACGGCTCACATGTGCTTTATATCTTTATTTTTACTTCTCTCCTACACTCCCGACAATTAATGTACACACCATCACACTTGGCTATATCATTAAAAATTAATAACTTCTTGCCACAATAAGGACACCTGTACCACTTGCGTTCTGTCGGGATTTTAATTGCACTTTTTCTCATGCAAACATATCTCCTATCTCATAATCAGTCATCTTTCTCCGGTTCCGCTTTTTCAGCGCAACCACTTCTTGAATCTTTTTAATTCTCTTACGTTCGTCCTTATCTTTAATTGTCCGGAGATCTATGCTTCGGTACATGATTGTCGAAATAAACAGGTAGCAAGTCTCTGTTTTAGCCTCCGCATTCTTAATTGCAGTCTTGCCTGCGCGAATTGCCGCAATACCTGCTTTTCCATCAGCAAAGCCTTTTTGATATCTGCGGATTGATTCTTTGATTCTTTCAGAGCATCGATATCCAGCATGGCAATAACAGCCTTTTCGTTTCTTCCACCGGCAGTCTTGACTGCTTCTTTGATAGAATCCATGAATACACGATCTGCCTCTTTCGCTGCGTATTCATCATCTTTTGCTTTCAGATCTCCCTGAAGCTTTGTGATCTGCCCCTGCAGATCTTTTACATCGACACCTTCAAACTCCTTCAGCTTGGCATTCACATCATCCAGAGAGGCCTTATAGTTGTCCCTCTGCGAAACTGCATTATCATACTCGCTTTTAGTACGATAATTTTCTTTCCAAGCCTTATCGAAATCCGCTTTTTTATCTGCCGGGACTTCCATACCATACTCTTTCAAAATCTCATAAATATTTTTCATAGTTACATTCCTCCTGAAATATTTTATTGACCGCTCTTTCAGCGGTATGGGATATAGCCGGTTAGACCTCCGGCCGGGTAATTGTCCAGTTTATAGCCTTATGACAGGGCATAAAAATAAGACGCATAACCCTGCGTCTCAAAGGGAGATAAGTGGATCACCTCCTAAAAATGCGTACAAAAATACCACCGGCCTTTCGACTGGTGGTAGCTACATGGATAATACTTTCATATCATTCCATAATTCCTTTAACTGTCTATCATTTATTTTATGTTTATCAAGCATTGCCTTGGCATCTGTATAGAAATTAGTCTCACCTTCTGGACACCTGCATATAAACGGCTCATCATCTCTCCACGAAATATTATATCTTTCTCCATAAAGAATAAACTCGATATCTAATCCTATCTCTATAGCTTCTGACAGCTCAGACAAGTTCTCAAATTTTGCATAATCTTTATACTCAATCATTTCAATCACCTCTTCTCGAGAATATCTTTATTAGCAATTTCATGCCCTAATTTAAGTGGATTATCGTGCTTTGCTTCACGTTTCAAGTTACCTTTTTCATCAAGATACCAGTTATGATAATGTGGTACAATCGGATGTTCTTTTGAATTTCCGTGATCCGTCATATCTATGTCCAATCTTGGTCTTCCATCATTTCCGTAATATCTACGTCTCTGCAAGGCACCATCTTTGAAATTATCAAACACGCTATTCGGAGTACCTTTATACGGGATAGAATGTACTTCTCCTATTTGTTTCTTCTTCAGTGCTTGACTCTGCCATTTTACATCTGTATATGTTTCACTGATAATTTTCCACTTCTCACTATCATTATATTTCACCTGACCGAAATTAACAAGCGAACCCATAGAATCTCCCAGAACTTCTTTATAACGCTTATACTGAGCTACATCCTTGGAAGCATTTTCGATCATTTCCGGCGGGAACAATGCATTCTGTCGTTTGCTATTTGTTGCCACCCGACCTTTCATATCCAGGTAAATACGCTCACGTTCTTCCGTAAGCTTCATTTTCCGGCAAAATCTGGAATATTCATTTAACTGTCCTTGATACTTTGCTTTATGCAACAGAATTTCATCCGGATCAGCCTTGCCTTTCTGGAGCAGTCGAACCTTTTCTCTTTGCGACCGCATCGCCAATTCCATCTGACGTTGCTTTTGTTTGGCTTCATACAAGGTATATTCCTTATCTCCAAACTTCTTCGGTTCACTCTCTTCCAGATTCTTGGCATCCAGCCACTCATCCGACCAGTTACGTTCGGACAATCCCGGAAAGAACGGATAATAAGTATGATAGCAGTTCGCGCCAAGAAGTCCCGTGACCGTTCCCAAACCGCATACTGAATATAGCTGTTGTTTTGACCAGACACGCCCCTGCCATACTGCATGAGTCGGACGTGCTCCGGCATGCCACTCCACCTCAAAATACTCTGTACCAAGCTTCTGTGCGTTGTACTCAGATATCTTTCCGGTAATCTGACTGACTGCAGTCATTACCGCTCTCCTTGCAGCCACATCCACCCGATCGACTCTCCCTGAAGCATAATCAATCTTCCGAAGTCCGCTGTTCGTAAGCTGTATAACTACTCGTCTCAGGACACTGTTATAATCAAACGCGCCGGTTACGATATCATAACATGCTGCATCCAGATATCCGGAATATACCTGAGCAAGTGGTGTCAGTACCTTCCTATCATTTCCATAATCCAAATAGAATCCAAGCGAATTGGTTACATTCTCCAAATCTTCACAACTCTGATCGATAATTGCTTCTGTGATCTGATTAAGCTGCTCGTTCTGATCATACGGTATATATTCTGCATTGATCTGTTCATATACATCCTTATCTCGAACATATTCCTTTTCGATTACCTTATCGTACAGCTCAAACATTTCCGGATAGGAAGCATTGAGCGTCTTCTTTATCTCACGTTCGATATCCTCTGAAGAATGTCCCAGGATCCGTAACCGATTAATCTGCCAATCTGCAGTACTGGTAATTTCACCAGTCTTAACGATTCTCCTAACAATGTCTTGCATGATTCGTTCTTCCAGATCCTGATATCTGGCGGCAATCTTACTGGCCATCTTATTCTTGTAATCATCTCGCATCTTACTCCATCACCTGATTCTGTTCCGGGATTTTTGACTTTGCGGTCGCTTCGTCCTCGTTGTACCATTTCATGCGATATTCAACCAGACTCATAACACCCATACTTACGTCTTGCCTGTCCTGCTGCCTTTCTGATTCTTCATCTGCCAAGATTGAATCATTGAACTCGCAAGTAAATTCCACACCAGACATATAAAAACCATTGTAGAAAGCCAGCGCATTTACGAATCCATTTAAACATTCTTCGAGCTTCTCCTGTATTGCAGTAACTCGGTTGTATTTTCTAGTCTTTGATGCAAGCACTTCCGTGGCTGTCTTATCCACTTCCTGTGCGTCAGACAGATCTCCGTAAGCAAGACCAACATTGAACTCAATCTCTCGTTTCCTCTACTTCCCTCTTAGCACTTGCAATCAGGGTTTCGACCTTCTTTCCAAGTTCCTTTTCCAGATACTGTCCCGTAAGAAGATCGGCAGCTGATAATTTTCTATCACTGGAATAGCTTGCAATGCATCCATCTCTATCGTATCTCTTTTCTGTAAGGAACAATTCAAACCTTTCTCCTACATACTCGGACAGAGGTTTATACGTCACCTCTTCACTCCAAGTGTTCTTCTTTTCCGGAATAATAATCTTTCCAATCTTCTCCTCACACACATTCGCAACGAACTGGTCTACGGTTGCCTGTATCGTTCCTTCCGCTTCAAGAATCTTTTCTGCGATTTTATCATCAACTGCTTCCACAGCTTCTGTTGTTGCTTTTTTTAGAAGTGCATCCTTAATACCACTAACAACTTGCTCCTTGATTTCTTCATCAATTGTATATCCGTCTTCTCCATCCACCCAGTCCAATTCTACCTCAATATTAAATTTCGCCATTATAATCCTTCCTTTCTACTTTTCAATCAATCCCATATACATCTCCTGATCATAAGATCTGCCATCAAAATTATTAAAGTTGTCCTTCTTCTTTGCTGGTGATGTCCTCTTTCCTTTCTTCATTCCCCGAAATTCCTTATAACCACCAGCAGTTGCCTTCTTCACGATAGCAATCTGTTCCTCCGGCTTATTACTCAAACTCAACAGATCCTCCCTCAGAGCCTGTACCTGTTCCGGAAGAATCGCTCCATAGTTATGTTCTCGAACAAGGAGATACATTTGGAAAGCCGATTCAAGTTCCGGAGACTGAAATACTGTATTATTTTTATTATTATTTACTTTACTTTTATTTGCGGATTTTTCCATGGAATTAGATTCGTTTTTCCCGGAAAAACTATCGCATTTCCCCGGAATATCTTCAAAAAGAGTGCACTTAATAAAAGGTTCCGTATCTTCCTTTTTCAGAAGCCAGTACCTACCTACTTCCAGCGGCTCTTTGCTCTTACGCATTCTTTCTTTAATACCGAGCTGATACCGTCTCTGTATCCCGGCAGAGGTCAAGACCTTGTCCGAACTAAACAGTGTGTTATCAAACAGTGACTTATTTAGCAGGAAGTTCAAGACCTGCTTCACCTTATTTTGATCTATCCCTAATTCGTCAGAAATGATATACAAAAA